CTATTTTTTTTTAGTCTGCATATCTTTTCGTATCAATTCCTTAATATATCCCATCTTGGAATCAACCTCATCCAATCTTTTGATAATGTCTGCGTCCGTGTTGTAGCTTAAACGAACACAAATCATCTTTGTATTAATCTTGTTCGATTTACTGTTAGCTCTAAGCTTTGCTTCTGAAGCCATGATACCTCCTATTCGCTATACATAAATGCGAAACTATCACTAATCTTTTCTTTTCTTTCAATGTAACCAATCAAGAAATCCCATTGTCTGCAAGATATTACATCATCCTTGTAATATCTGTTTACGATACCTTTCAATTCTTCTTCACTGATTACATCCATCTTTTCATTTACTTCTTTACATACTTTTTGCAATTGCTTTAAATTTGTCATTTCTGTTTCCTCCTATATATGTATTACTTAATAAGCCAAACAACTAACAATGCAATTCCTAATACAATTACAATTACATCTAGAATTGTTTTTACTTTCTGTAGTCTTTCCATTTCTTGTTCCTCCTTTTATGTGGTACAATGAAGTAAAGAGTTAGGGAATCAGTTCCCCAAACTCTTTATAATTGTTATTGCGAATGCGAGAATTTCAATAACATTTTTAGCAATCTCTAAGTAGATATTCACGGTTTCTGCTTTGCGATTGCTTTTTTTCTTTGTTTTCATATTTAACCTCCTAAAACAAATATCCTTGTCTTTCTGACCACATATATAGTATAACATACACGTATATACATGTAAAGAACTTTTTTAGGAAAATAAAAAAAGCCCTGTATAAACAGAACTCCCTTAAATTAATATCAAAATGAATATTAACCTCAAAGCCATATAAATTATAGCACATAAAAAAAAGACCGTACAGAATCATACGGTCTAATATACGAAAAATAAGTTGAAGTTTTTATATGTAATTTATGCTACTTCAATTAATGGGCCACAATTTACCCAAATTCCACCGATTTTCGCAAGATTCTTTTGCACGTTGACTTCATCAACACGGATTCTTGTTACATAGACAACGGCATTTGTTGTATGCAATACGTTATCATTATATCCATCAGAATAGCGAACTTTGTCAACCATACGAATTGGAAACCAACCACCTAATTGTGCAAGGTATGCGCATAAATCGCCATTGATTTGTTTCAATCCTTGATTGCCAATCTTCATTTGAACTGATGTTACGTAGCTTCCTGCGTGCAAGATTTGGTCAATTGCTTCTACAGGTTGTGGAATGCTTGGTTTAACTGCTCCTGTATTTGCGAAACATTTAGGTCTAAAAGCAGTATCAAAGGTTGCATAATAAGGTAATTTAATTAAATTGAATGCTCCGCCTTTTCCACCTTGATTCTGACCTAAGAACCATCCTTGCTTTCCGTCAATATCAGAATCAAAGATTGCGATATGACTGTAAGGCGTAACTCCTGCTACTTCTTTAAAGACTGCGATATCTCCGGCTTGCATGATTGAGACCTCATTACAATAATTCAAGATACCATTTGTTTTTCTGTTATTCCAAATATCTTTTACAAATGTACTTGTTGTACAATGAATAGCTTGATAGCCTAAATCAATCATGTACTTTGCGAATCCGTCCCAACACTGAGCACCATAGTATCCGTCAATGTCGAAAGCTTTGCCTAATACGGCTTTTTTGAAATTTTGATAATTTATTAAAAATCCTCCTTTATGTACCAATTATAGCACATAAAAGAGTTTTTTTTACTGATATACAGAGAACATTTCTCTTAATTTATCTCTGACCATTTCTCTTTCTTCTTGAAAGTCGCTAGATGTTTTCATTTCTTCCAAGATTCCATACATAGCACTCAAAAAAGCTTCTAATTCACGAATAGAATTTCGCTTATCTATTTCATTGTTGCCTTTTCGATATTCTTTCTTTGCTTCTATATATTTCCTAAAATGAGAATTCATCAATGCGATATTGTCATCAATTTCCGTTCCTTCAATATTTGTGTCATTTGTTCTTAATGAATTTATAGCCGTTCTTCCATCACTCATAGCTAGTATTGTATCAATGTCTTTGATGTTGTCTAAAGCTTGGCTCATAACTCTAAAGTCTAAATCATTGTATCCTTTTTCTAGTCCTCTCATTGCTTCCGTTAAGAGGTCTAGATTTCGTTTCCTAACCTCTTGCATGATACACCTACGCTAATTTCTTAATGATGATATTTGCATTTTGAACAGATAAATCTAAGCCACTGTTATTTCCTAGCGTGATTGTGTAAGAAGCTCCACAAGGTACTTGAATCAATGTAGCTCCACTAACATTTCCATATGCACTTGCAGTAGCTACATTATATAGAGATTCTGTTCCTCCTACTGCTTCTCCATTCTGTTCTAATTCTAAAGAAGCAACTCCTACCGTTGCACTTGTAATATCTGCCGTATATTCTACCTCATAGATTCCTTGTTTCGTTAATGTAAACAATCCACTTCCAACATCATGAGCAAGCCAACCTTTACATGCACATTGGCAAGATTTCGTTCTTACTCTATCTGTTGGAAATAATACATTTTGTCCATTTGCTACTGTCTGAATTGCCGTTGCTATACTATTAATCATTTTCTTTTCCTCCTATATAAAATAAATGGGTAGCCTTTCGACTACCCTATAATCCAAAGGCTATTGCCTAATCTCTTTCGAGCTAGATTTGGTTACATCCACAACCTGTCATATTGTATGCATAATAAGGTGAGCAAGTAAGATATGCAGGTTTTGGCGTTGGTTGCAATGTATTGATGATATTTGCAGATTGTGCCTGTTGACTTAATTGGAAGTTCGCAGTCAATAAATCTCTATCTCTGTCTGCTAATTTATCACGCAATTCTTGCATTGTGTTAGCATTAATCAATGCTCTTGTTGCTTCGCCTTCTGAGTGAATCGCAGTGGTAATATCACACGTATTCTTGAAGCTCTGTGTATTTACACCATCAATCGCTCTTTGCGTTGCACAACAACATTCTTGGTTCTGTTGACCTAGATTCTGCAAGCCTAATTGAGTTGTGTATCGGCTTTCTAAAATGTCTCTTGAATTTTGATAGCCTTGACTAGATACATTTTGATTTGTATTAAATAAATCACGCTTAATAAATTCTTGATTCATTAATGCGTCATTCTGCATATTTCCATTATTACCCCAATTTCCACCAAATAGGAAGAATAAAAGGATAATCCAAATCCAATATCCACCACCCCATTCGTTATTGTTTTTGTCTGCTAAATCGTACATTGGTTGAATACCATTCATGCTTTCCATTTATATTTCCTCCTTTCAACGCAATTAGCGTTTTAGCCCATACTGAGAAGCCACATTTTCAAATTGTTGTTTCTGTTGTGGCGTTAACTGTCCCATCATATTATTCAATAATACTTGGGGATTCTGCCCACTTTGCATTAATTGTTGTACTTGATTAAATGCTTGTGGATTTCTTTGTTGTAACATACTCAACAACATTTGTTGAGGGTTCATCATATTCATTAAAGGATTCACGCTTTAAGCTCCTTTCTAGGCGTTTCTTTCTCTGCCTTTGTATTTATATTACTTCCGCTTGTTAGACCTAATATCATAGCTTCTAGCTTGTCTAAGCGTTGTTCTATGTTATCTTTCTTTGGTTCTGTTTCTTCTTGGAATCTGTATTTTTTGAAACTACCGTCTAAAGACTTCATATAGAATACTGAATCATTTCTATCTAGCATAATACTAGGCAAACCATTCACTATCATATTCCTTGCTTCTTGCTCATTATTTACCCATTTTCCATTAAAATCATTTAATGGCATATTAGGCGTGATTTGGTTATTGATGTTAATAGGTGGAATATTTGCTAATTGTTGAATGTTTTGTAATTGCGATTCAATCATCTGCTTTTGATTCATTAAATTATTAATTCTGTCATTAATTGGATTATACATTTCGCTCACCTCTTTACACTCATAATTATATTCATGAGCAATCTCAATTTGTTTCCACATTAATGTCAAATAAATGTCAAAAAAAGAGGTCTTTCAACCTCTTAATTTTCATCTAGATACGTTTCCTTTTCACTGCTTTTTCTTGGTGGTAAAACTGCGCTATACTTCTCTACTTCATCATACTTATTCTTAATCTTTTTAATGATTCTATTTACACTAGAAACGCTCATATTTAATCTATCGGCTTGTTCTCTGACTGTCCATCCGTATATTCTAGTTCTTAAAATCATTTCTTCATCTTTAGTTAATAAAGCTAGATTAATAAATTCTTCAAGGATAATCTTATTCCAAGGTGCTTGATTCGTCATTGTCTTGTTCTTCGTTAACGAGTTTATCTGCTACTTCTAATCCTTTAGTTAATACGTTAGGCACGCTATATCCACATTGTACAAGGTTCTCAATAATGCTACGCACTTCATTAATGCATAAAGAAGCTAATACGAACCATCCTAATAATGTTGTTACATGGAAATCAATTCCTAGCATTTTTCCAATTTCTACCAAGAATGCACTGAATGTGAACGCAACTACAATCATAATCCAATAGCCTAGCTTTTTAAGAACTCCAATCCATCCTTTATTGCTATTGATTTTGTGATTAATCGCCGACTTCATGCACCCTGTAATATAATCCACAATATTCATAAATAAGAAGAACGCAAATAAATACCAATGCTCACCTAATACGTATGTTAATACGGCTACGGCTACACCACACATTGCATTAATCTTATCTAAAAAAAACATACTTCTTGTTATTTGTTTAAATCCTCCATTTTTCTTTTCTATTAAATTCACTCCTTACATGATTTTTAAATTATCAACCTCTAATTCTAAGGTTCTATATCCACTTTTAATGACTTCAAATATATTTCTAATTCTCGCAGTCATTACTAGTCCAATATCTGCTACTATAACATCAACTTTATCACCTAAATCAAAATCAACTTTGTATTCGTATGAATCAGTATTCAATCCGAAATTCACATTTTCTTGAATTTGACAATCTGCTAGTTTTTCAATTCCTTTCTGAATAAGTACCTTTTTATATTCATCAAGTGTCACATCATCCCCCATACGCTCAGAACGTGCGTCTACGAATAACTTTTTGATTCTTTCATTCTTATCTATTCTAGCGTCATATTCAACGTATATACGCTCTTCTGATTGTCCTTCACCACAAATGATTGCATAGTTCTTGTATTTACTTGAGTCAATCATAACGTCCGGTTCTTCAATGTTTCCAAACTCTGTAGAGAATGTGACAAAGTTGTTTCCATCTGCGTTGTTCTGAGTTAAGTCACGACCACGATATAACACGAATGTGAACGTACTCGATACATAGTCATATTCTATACGGAACGACAATTCTAACGGATATAACAACTCATAAAGCTTCTCGTCAAGGTTTGCTCCTGTTTCTTGAAAATCTACTCTATCGGTAATGGATTCATCATATCTATATCCCATTTTCCATGAGCAATACTTGTCTAATAGCTTTTTGACCACATCAACAATTTTTCCGCTACTTGAGAATGTAGGATAAATACAATCATCTGCTAATATCTTTTCAAAAAACGAACCTTTTAGCAACATTTGTTTCGTGTTATTTGAAACCGAATAATGTGGTATATCAACGATTCCTAACTCTTTATCCTCAGTAGAATAAATATATTTAATATCGCTTGAATACTGCCCTATATCAATATAAATCTCGAAATCTCCTGTTTCATAATATCGCCTATTCCACTGCACGTTATAAGGTGCTAGATGTGTAACGATATTGAAATCTTTATCTAATCCAAAGTAAGACATACTATAAACCTAAATACCTTTCATTGTAATAAACCGTGCAAGCTAGATTCGTATCTCCATTGTCTGCCGTATATCCTATGATATTCTCACCTAACTGAATCGTCATATCATTGAATGATGATGTTCTGTCAACTTTGCCGATACAATTCACACCATTCTTTTTAATCGAAATAGGTTCTGAAACTAAATCAATTTCTAACACATCACCATTGTGTAGTGTATCTAATACACGAATATATTTATCTTTATTGAATAGTTTCGGATTTGTTACCTCTCCAAATGCTTCAATAACGGCTCTACAGTATGTTTCTGTATCGCCTTGATTATCAATATAGATTTCTCTAGCGAATGTAAATGTTCCAAAGTTTACGCCTGTTTCCGGTATTTCAAAATTGAACGCTAAACCTTCACCAATTTCTGCTATATTCCTTGCGAAATCATCAAATGAAAGCAATAAAGGTTGTGTGCATAGAATCGTAAAGTTAAGCTCTAAATCTTTGTAGATGTTAGCAGTAGGCAAGCTATACGCATATAACCTTCCTCTGCAATATTTCTTTTCTCCCATGTACTCAACTATCACATCAAATATATGAGAATATTGGAAGAAGCGCCGTAGCTTCTCCCTTTCTTCTCTTTTTTCTTCAAGTGAACCTTTAAATGTAGCTTTCACGCTTCTTTCTTTCGTTGGAATACGTGAACCGATTAATCTAGCACCATTTCCGAATGCATTGTCTTGAGTCGTATATGAAGGTGCTACATAATCAAATCCATCTAAACCATCACTAGATGGTATTCTCCATCTTTTGTTGTCGATTTCAAATTCTTTGCCATCATCCCTACGGACAATAACTCTTACTTTATTGATATCTATTGAACAACACCTCCATATCCATATCTTGCTTGCATACGTAACATTCTAGCAATTTCATCCGGACTTTGAACTTTATTGTAGAAGTTGATAGTTTGTCCGTTGTTATTTGTTGTTACGCTAGGCATGATTTGAGCCATATCTTTAGCAACGGCACGAATCCACGCTTTATTTTTTTCTAATGGTACGACTGCTTCTGCTCCGTTACCTTCCAATAAACCGATTTGACCACGCTTCAATACACCACCACGCTCTAGTCTTGGAATCCTTCCAATGTGTACACCGGGAATCTTATTGATGATACCGATTGCGCCGTTAATGCCACCGATAACACCATTTACCATTCCTTTTACACTTCCAACTAATGAACTAACTGCTCCTTCAATTCCACCAAATACACCACTTACAAATCCTTTTAAACCGCTCCATGAATTCTGTATTCCTTGTAGAACATTTGAAATTTTATTCCCTACATTATCCATTACACCTTGAACTTTAGACCAAATACCATTGAATACATCAGAAACAGTACTCTTAACATTATTGAAATATTTATTGATATTATCAATAACACCTTTAACTTTATCTCCAACTCTGTTCATTGCATCTTGAATCTTGCTCCAAATATTGTTTATGATATCCGAAACCGTCTTAAATAAATTGCTTACGAATCCAATAATCGCAGTAACTACTTCGCTAACCTTACTCCAAATATTCTGAGCAACAGTTAATATTACAGACCAAATATTCGCTACGATTGTAGCTACAATTTGAACAATAGGCATGATAAATCCTAGTATTGTTGCAATTGCAGTTCCTACATACGTCACAACCATAGTTATAAATGAAATGATTCCACTTACCACACTTCCAACTACTTGAAGAATAGATGTTATTACAGGAGTCATACCGATAACTGTTTGAATAATCTTCTTAATGATTGCTAGAATCGGTGGTCCTACAACGCTAAGAATCTTTTGAGCTTGGTTTACTACATTTTGAATTGCACTGCCTATCTTGCTTAAAATTTCTTTTGCAATAGGTTCAAGTGCAACTTTCATTTCGTCAATCGCTTTTCTGACCTCATCAAAAGCAGGAGCTAACACCTCTGAAACTTGACTTGTCAATTCTGTAATTCCACTTGTATCAATCTTGCTTAATACATTTGAAATTACATCACCAACTTTAGCAAATCCTTGTTGAATGCCTTGTATAGCTACTGTAATTAATCCGATGATACCTGCAAGAATAGGGGTAATAAGTTCGCCTATTGGAGTAAATGAATCAAGAAATGCACGCCCTAAGCCACTTAAAGCGTTCTTTAAGCCACCATTTGCAATATCTTTGACTTTATCCATTGCTCCTTCTACATCTTTATATTTATTTCCTACCGTAGTTAAGGATTCAATAAATCCGGCGTTGAAATCTTCTCCCATTGTACCGAAAGCCGTTGCAGATTTATTCAATTTTTCTTGTTCATTTGTAGTCTTTGAAATATCTTCCACAATCGCATTCACAACATCTTTTTGAGTTGCTCTTCCTTCTTGCCATGCCTTAAATACATCTTGTGTTTTGGTATCAAAACTATCTAAAGCTCCTTCAATAGTTCCATCAACTAACCTTGTGGTAACTTCGTTGATTGCGTCATTTACTTTATCAAGGTTATAAGCTCCACCATCTAATCCATTCTGCATTAATTGGAAATATTCATCTGCCGAATATCCTGCTTGTGCGAATTTACCGGAGTATTCTGAAATGTTGTCGCCTAACTCATCTGATTTGTTTAAACCATTCTGAGCACCTGTAGCCATAAGGTCGAAAGCTTCTTTAGAACTAATTCCGAACTGCTTCATTAATTGTTGAGCACCTCTTAATGTTTCGTTCTCATCCATTCCGAATGTGTCTCTTAATGTCAATAAATCCTCAGTAACATCCTTTAAATCGACATCACTTATGCCTTGCATTTGTTGCTTGACACGTGCCATCATATCGGCAACATCTGAAATATCTTCACCAAAATTGTTTGACCAAACATCACGAGCAATGTTTTTAAATTTGCTCATTTCATTGCTTGAAGCACCTGTCTGAGCTTGGAATTTAGCCATAGCGTCATCTAGTTCTGTAGCTTGGTTAACACCTGTCTTAATTGCTAATGCCATTCCACCGATAGCTCCTGCTACGGCAGTAACACCAACAACACCTCCTACGCCTAATCCTGTTAGGGTTTCAGTGATTGTAGTTGCTTCCGGACTAATATTTTGAATCTTCTCTAGTAATCCATCAAACCCACCTTGAATTGATTCTAAGGCACTGTTTCCTACTTGTTTAAATACATCAAATTTAGAACCTGTTTCTTGCGTTTCTGTTTGTGTATTCTTTTGCTCTTCATTTAAATCTTTAAGTTTATTTTTAATCTTTGGTGGTGCTTTTGAACCTTCAGAACCTAACTTATCTATCGCATTTGAAGTATCTTTAATAGCATTTGTAGCTTTATTTGATACATCACTAACCGATTTAATACCATTTTCAAGACCACTTGTATCTATCTTTGTATCAAACTTTAATGTTCCGTCTGATATTCAATTTGCCACCTCCTTTTCTAAACATCGAAATATGAATCAAATTCATCCTTCATTTCTTGTTCCTCTATTGTTAATTCGATTGGGAAAGACCACGCTTCTTTTGCTCTTTGATATGCTTTATCTTGTGTATCATTTTTTGAAGGTTTTTCATATCCTCTAACACTCTTTGCATATCCCCATAAAGTTGAATCACCAACGATATTATTCGCCAATGCTAAGAACTTGTGCCAATGCATATCACATTCAGTTAAATCAATGCCGTAAAGTTGCATAAATGCCGAATAAATATATTCCCCATCTTGTACATAATCCAATGTCTTAACGCCTGTAGAATCACTTCTAGGCGTACTAGAAGGGTTATATAGGAATCGTTTTAACTCTTTTAAAATATGCTCATCTATGATAGGTGGTTCATCTGCGAATAAATAAGAACAATCTACTTCATCAATGATATGATTATTAAATCTTTCTAGTTCTTTATAGAATCTTATCCACAACCGAAAGTCTGTATTTAATAAAATAGGCTCGCCATCTAGCGACTGAATGCTATTTGGCAAGCCTTTTATGCGTAAATCAATCATTTCTTCGCCGAAATGCTAGAAACAGTTTTGCTTGCGTCAAGAAATTGCTTCATTCCATTTGTTCCGAATGTTGTTTTTAATTTCTTTTCTAACTGTTCAACCGTTTTCTTTGAATATTCATCATCAATCAAATTGACAATATACAATACTTCCATCAAATCAACTTGTTCAAAGTCTGCACTTCCTAACATGCTTTCAATTTGTTCATCTGTTAATACTGTTTTCAGATAGTCGAATTTTGCTCGATATGCTTCTTCATGCGTATTGTGAAATGCATTACAAGCGTCCTCTGCTTTTAATACCTCAATTGTTTTAGGTGGGATTTCATACTGTTTCCCTTCATACGTGATTTTATTCATGATTTACCTCTTCTTTCTTTATACTTCTGATGTGCCTTCTGTAAATGTTACTGTTCCATCTGCTACCTTTGCAACACCGACACGAATATCGCTTGCAAAGTTAATATTAAAGTTGATTTTTGAATCGACACCACTTAATGTATCGAAAATCAATTTAGCGTCAACTTCCCACGCTTTGTATCCTTTTGTTTTGTCTCCGTCAAACATGAATACAAGTAAAGCTTTTGTATTTACTTCTTCATTGTTTGGTACGGATTTCATCATTTGTTCGTAAATATATTCAAAGTCATCTTCGCCTTTAATCATTGTTAAATCTTGCGAAATCTGAGGTGAATAACTCTTTAATGATTCTGTTGGGTTCTTATCTGCGATAAAGTCATACGTTTCAGTTTCACTATTGAATGAAATATCTAAAGTTGTAGACTTTTTAATACGCTTATAAGCTTCTCCCATTTGTAAGAACAATCCAATCATATACTTCTTGACTGTCTGTCCTGTATTTACTTCAGTTCCTTGAGTTGCTATTAATTAAGCTCCTTTCTGTATTTAATCCTTTCTGTATTTAATTTGAATTGTCAAGGCATATACTGCTTGACTATCCTCATTTGTGTATAGATATAAACCACTTGAAACGGAAACATCTTGACAATATCTGTTTCCGTCTAGTTGTGGCAATTCTCCGTTTAAATTCTTTTCATCAATCCAATTTTCTAATTCTTCTAGAAAAACATTATTGTCTTGTCTTTCTGATTCAATTTGTGTATTCCTACGAGCTAGAAATGTGTAGTATTCAGTACGCATTTGAGAGCCATCAATGTATGTATCTACAATTGCATTAGGCTCTTTATACAATGCATAAGAGATAGCTTGTTGCGCTAACACATCCGTTTCAATACGTTCATCTATCTGTATATTCCCATAGCCATAAAGCCATTGAATCAACGCTTTTGATACTGTCATTCACTACCTCCTATCATTTGTTGTGCTTTCTTTGCGATTGTCTCTGCTCCACCATTTCGCATAGCTTTTTTAAACCAATGGTCTGATTTACCACCAACGAAATGAGCATTCTCTTTGTTGTAATACCAACGTCTTGCATATGGAGCGCTTGGTCCGCCCTGTTTTACCAATCCACTTCCGATTTGAGTGTTTCTTGTAGCCGAGTTAATCAATGCTCCTGTGTCTCTAGGCGTATAGGGGGCCATAAGCCTAATGACTTCAGAATCAATCATTTGTTGAACTCGTCCACGTTCTTCAAGTCCTCTTGATTGTTTAAATTCTTGAAGTGATTTAACATCAAGTTTAACTTTGATACCTATTGACCGACAACCTCCCAATGCTTCAACATATCAACATTCGTACAATCTGTTACGCTTTGAACGGTTGTCCATTTGTATTTCTTTTTTGCTTCGTTGATTGATTTAATACTAGATAAGTCTTCTTTTACTTCTCCAAAGAATACAAAATCTGTCTTATCTGTATTTAATGTGAAGTGCTTTTGTTTCTCATCATTTGAAAGCTTTGCATATACGTAAGGTTCAACATATCCCTCACGATATAGAATGGTAATATTTGTGGATGTGGCTATGCTCAGAATATTACCGTTTGCAGTTCTAACAGTTGATTGTCTCCACATACATTTATCAAGTATAGAAGCTTGAAATCTATCTTCTCTTGTCAATGTGTCATAGTAGTGATTTACAAGTGTGATTGAATCTTCAAAAAATCCTATCATAATGCAATCCATCTTTCTTTCATTAAATCAGTATCACCTAACCAAAAGGCTATAATATCCTCAAGCGTGTTTCTTTTGTCTGAGTGTGTAGTGTTTATAAAGCTTTTTGAATATCCACCATTTGAAATACTTGATACACCATCAATTGAATCTTGAAGAATTACATTGTTCAAAACATCAGAAATACAATCTTTTAAAGTGCTTTCGTTCTGTTCATTAATAGAATCAGTGTTTACATACTTCAATACCATTGCTTCCGCTTTGTAAGAATACTGATTGAATTGATTTTCATCAAACTTAGGAAAATGGGAATTGTAATATTCCCAATCTAAAATGTTGTTCATTTTACAACCCCCTTTTTATGCTATTTTTCTTTTTGAGGTTTAGCTTCCTCTTTTTTTGTTTGAGGTTTACCTTTTTTAGGCTTTTCAACTTTAGAAGGATAACCCCATCCGATTTCTTTCGCCATTACTTAGCACTAGCAGATAAGTAAACACCTGCTACCTTATTTTGGTATACATCAACGATTCCATACTTACGATATTTCAATACATCTGAATCTGATTCAATGTTATTGCTTGCAGGAATTACATTTGAAACGGTGTGTTTATCCCATTTCATAACCGCAGGTTTAGAAACGATTAAGAAGTTGATTGCGTGACCATCTTCTGCTTTTGTATATCCACCATCTATTTCTGTATCTGCTCCACTCAACAATTTAATCTTTGTATAGAAACGTGTTGAAGGCACTGGAACAACCTTTGCAAATCCTTGTAAAGCTTCACGTGATTTATATGTATCTAATGCTTTTACGCTATTTAATAACGTAGGTGTTGAATACAAGATACGTTGCTCACTCGGAACTTCATCTTCATCCATTTGAGTAACGGCTTTTAATAATGCACTCAAGAATTCTTCTGCACTTGCGTAATCTTCTGAAACTTTTGTGATTCCTGTTGTTCCGGCAATTTTAGCAAATGTGTAAGCGTCTGCTTCCGGTGCAACCTTTGTACGCATTAATTCCGCTCCTGCCCTACCAAATGCAATATTCATTGATTCTGCATTATCTTGTGTATCAACTGCAATCTTAGTTCCTCTATCATAGTCGAATGTAGCAGTCTTCCATTCCAATTTAACTGAGTTTGATGTATAACCACTGTTTCTATCGTAGTTTCCTAAACCTTTAACAGAAATTTGTGGATAGATGATTTCTTTTGCATTTGCTCCGGCTCTTACCATTGTAGCGTCTGCGTTTAAATCACCTGTTACTGAAGCTAACTTATATACCTCATCAAGATTTGAGACATACGTTTTAGCTAATGCAATTTGATTTGCTATTAATTAATCCTCCTTATTTCTTCTCTGTAGTTAAACCCATTACCTGTCTTAATAGTAAATCTTCGGCATTTGGGTTTGCTCCTTGCCCACTGTTTCCAACAATATTGCCTTTAACAGTAGGCTCAGTTTGTTCTTCTTCAAATAAGATTGGCTTATTCTCTTTCAATGTTTTGAAAGCTTTGTCAATATCATTTGTTTGGTCTTTTGATTTTAGTAAATCATCATAGTTGAATTGTGATTTTGCTAAATCAAAATCTTTACATCCGTATTCTTTAGCTTTTGCGCTTAATACGGAATCAAGATTCATTTTGCTAATCTGAGTTTCGTAGCTTGTCTTTTGAGTGTCAATATCATTCGTCAATGTATTGATTTTATTTCTCAATTCTTCTACATCAACTCCATCATAGCTCTTTTTGAAATCATCAAACTTTGTTTGAATTTCCTTTGCGTTGCTCTCTGCTAAAGATAGCTTTTCTTTTTGCTTGTCGAACTCTGCAATCGTCTTATAGTTGTCATTTACTAGCTTTGTAATTGATTCCTCTTGTTCTTTGGTTAATTCAATGTTTGATTCTTTTAAAATTTCAATAATGTTCTTCATTTGCCCTCCTAAAGTCTTTTATAAACCGAATCTTCTCCGGTATGGTATTGGCTAACTATATTTTAGCTTGAATAATAGCTCACAATGTGAGCGTTTTAGCCAATTCTAAGCCTATCGTTGTGAACTCTATCTCCCATTTCAGAACTGAAAGCTTTATACATTGCATTTGCGTGTTTTAGCTTGATTTTGGCTTCTGTACTTCCTAATCCTTGATTGTCCAATAAGATTACTTCCCTTTTCAATGCTCTGATATTTCTTTCTAATTCTCTTTGGTATTGCCTAGCGTCATATCCTTCATATTCTTTTCCTTGAAACATGAAAGGTTTCGTATCAATATTCTTTAACTGCTCTTTTGTGTAAGCGTAAGGCATATCAACATCCCAAACCGGTTGAGCAAAGTGCCTACATCCATAATCTTTTTCTTCTCCATGCGTTAATTGATACAGACTAGGATATAATTTCCCTTGCGTGTCGTATCGTTTCCCTTGCCATTTCTTATGGCTTGGTCTTGCATTTGCGTGAGCGTCAAACTCAAATACAGTAACTCCCATATCTTTAGCGCATTTATTGTTAATTTCTTGTGATGATTCCTTTTCTGCGTACTGCATTTGTTGCCTTACCCATACATCCACATTTCTTTTAACGCCTGTATCATATTCCACAATCTTTACGCCACTATTTGCTAATTTTGAGATAGCTTTTCTACAAGAATCATCAATTGTACATTTACCACCTACTACATTTTTAACTTCTTCTTGAACTACCTTTGTAAAGAATACAGGAAGCTTATCTTTACCGATTGCATACGTGTTAGCACTTGTCTTGATATATTTCTTCCAACGCTTTGATGTATCGTCTTGTGGACTGATATATAAATCTATTTTGAGCTTCTTTTTGATAGGTTTTCCACTTGCTACTTCGATTAAATCAAGTATTCCTTGCTTATTTTCTTCAAAATCCTTTTTAGATTCCTTAATTACATCTTTTTTTAGGCTTTTTGATTCTTTTTTCGTAAATTTACGCAAATCTACGAGTGATTTTGCCAATATCTCATTAAATTTTGCGTTTTCTTCGGTGCTTTTTTCCAAAACTTCACGAATTTTATTAGATACGAATATCATCATCCCTAATTCAAATACACTTGCACGCTTTACACTTTTTCTTTCTCTTTCTTCAAGCTTTCTTCTTTTCTCGATTTGCTTTTGTAGGCGTTCTTGCTTCCTTTCTTCTTGCCTTTTTTTTCGTTCCTGTTCCCTTTGTTCTTCTTCACTTAACATTTATGTGCCCTCCTACAGAAAAAGGGCATTTAAGCCCTTTAAAACGTTTTTAAAGCCTATTTAATTAATTCTTTTCTCTGAGCTTCTGTAATCCAACCGATAGAAGCAAACATTTCTAAATCACTCTTTGTAAATAAGCCTAATTCATAATACGATTTAATTAATTCATAACTCATACTACTTCACCCCATTCAATTGAGCTTTTAATTGAGCAATCTGTAACATTAATTGTGCATTAATCTTATCTTGCTCAGTTGGTACTGCTTTCGGTTCTTCGATTGTTGGCTTTTCTGCTTCTGCAACCTCAACCACTTTGCTATCCACATATTTATAGTTATATCTTCCATGTTCGTCTACTAATCCTTTTTCTAGATATAGACCTTGAGCATGAGCGTATTTATCGCCTTTCCCTTGGTCGATTTCTGTCATTGTTTGAATTTCTTCTTGTGATAAAAAGATTTCTGAATTAATAGATGTGATGTATCCGTTTGATAAGGATACGTATACTTTATATTCGTTTTCCATAGCTCCTCCTAATAGATTTCTGCGTCAACAGCTAAATCATAAGCATTAAAGCTTCCTACTAAGTCGTTAATACCGGATGGGTTGCATAAAAAAGAAATAAATAGCTTTGAATTATCATTTGCAATAGCTTCTATACTTTTCATTGCGACAGATTTGTATTCTCTCGTGAATACAACTTTAGTTACGTCCCCCACGATAGTAAAAGGCTTTCTAAAGTCAATGTTTTCGATATATGTATAAACATGGTTGTCTCTGCATACTCCAATAAGTCTATCCGTTGATAATCTTTTATAGTATCTACGGCACTTCACTAATTCATCTGCCGGAATTGGTGCAATAAATTCCGTAGCTACTTTGCCTTGCTCCAATTTCACCCATTTAAGAGTTATGCTAGTTCCTTGATTCAAAAAGATTGTAATTTTTTTTGTACTCTTATTTGTATGTACAACATTTAATCCTTGCTTCAATACTACTTGCGAGTTGTCATCTGCAATCATAGTTACCGTTCCGCTTACAGATGTTACATAGCACGATAATGTAGAATCACCTTCCGTCGCATTCTCTAAGTATTGTAGAAATGTTCCGGTATCTGAGTATTTATCGTTCTTGACGGTGATACCTTCGTTAGCACTTGGCGTAACTGTAGCATTCCAAATCTTCCATCTATCTACTGAATAGCCTTGTTGTTCGTAGCTTGTAGCACCTCTTTGATTGATTTTAAAATCCGGATTAATCAATAAATTCGGATTACTGAATTTTGTTCCTAAGTAATTTGATAATTGCGATAATAAGCCTTTTTTCAATCCTGCGCCATTATGCACAGGCAATAAACTATTATCTGTAAAACTAGGCAATGCGTCTAGCTCTGTGACTTGTTTTCCTGCCATTCTCTATTCCTCCTTGACTTTATATTTCCAATCCGTGCCAACTTTTCCACTTGCTACTTCGTAAGACCAATCTGCTAGAATCTCATGACCATTCTCATCTACTAGTGTTCCATCTTCTGTTAATAGAATTGTAGTGAAATGGTTCTCCATAATCATCTTTTCAATATTTGAAATTCTGTTCGATAGCTTCCCTGCCGTATTTGCGTCTAACGTATCTTTTACAGTTTCAAACCAATCATTGAACTCTGTTCTATTTGCATTCATTTCAGATTCATTCTGAGCTTTAATTTCTTTGAATAGCTCAGTAACTTGGGTGAATAAATCCAACGATTGTACACTCTTAATAGCGCTTGTAACTACTCCACAACGTGTTGAATCTAATCTTGTATCAGTGATATCTGAACCTTTAACTTCGTTCGCATTGCCTGTCACTGTTACCGTAGCTAATACTAAATCATAAATAGAATCACTTCTTGTGATTCCATCATTGATATCACTTGCTACTAAGGTAATGTTTCTGTATGCGTCATTATCATTTAACCTAAGAATAATATTGTAGTTTTTAGTTGCAGTATTCTTTTCTAATGTGATGGTTTCGTCATCTTTCTGCCAATAGAATGCTCCATTAATGTTTGCTCGTCCTGCCTTAACTGTTAAGGTTAAGCCTTGAGCTTTCTCAACTCTTAAATGGTCTGAACTAGAATCATCTATGAACACGCCATTCGTAAAATAGCTTGAGAACAATCTTCTGAAAGCGTCATATAATACTAATCTATCTCCATTTCTTGAGACGAATGGAAAATATGTAGTTGCTATTCTTCGTCATCCCCCTCTCCATCATCTTGAATTTCTTCATTCAACAATTCCGTTGCTTCTTCTTCGGTGAAACCGTATTGTTTCATAAAGTACATAATCTTTAATCTTGGAATATCAAATGTTAATGCGTCATTCCTTAACGCTTGTGCAGTGCTTTGTTTATCCTCGATATATGTATCGTCATAATCAATTGCAATGTCTAATGAATTGATATTAAGCTTTCTACCTTGTGTTAATTCATAGAAGTATGCTATTGCTTGAATGATATCTTGAATATATGCAGTAGATTCTTTACGTTGTGAGTTTACTTCCTTCATTGCGTCTTGATTCTCACCGATATATTCTGTTGCCGTTACAATTCTGCCACTTTCAAAAGTGTATTTTTTTGTACCAAATCCAAACATCATTGATAAGATACTTAACGCAGTTTCTAATGATTGAACTACTTCTTGCGTTCTTACTGTTGGATTGTATTCCTGCCATAAAGCTTTTTCTTCCGGTAACTTGTCTCTGCCTAACTGAACAAATATCTTTTTCATTTGTGGATTCATCTTAATCTTTCCATTCTCGTCTTTCTGCATTAATGCTTCATTCACAAGAACGATTTTATCCGATTTCAATAAATCTCTATTCCACATTGTCATTGTTAAATCAATTGTTTTCAAAGGAGCAATTGCACTCCAAATCTTCGGAAATCCGTAACCTTGCATTTGTAAGTTGTTTACCTTTGCGTTTCTCATAATTGCAAAAGGCTTTACAACATCTAATTGAACAATCTGAGCACGGTCTTTTATTTCTTCGCCTGTATCTTTGAAGTAATGTGTTTCTGCGATATATCTTTCGTCTTGTCCTTTTAAGAACATGACCATCACATATATTTTTTTTAGTTTCTCATAATTTACTCCAACGAAAGCTACTTCCACAATTTCATCATTTATAACAGTTAATGGAAGGATATTCATTGAATCACAGTAGTTAATTCTAATGTCTCCCCCACTAAATGAACCATCTTCATAAATTTCGGCATTTGCTACTGTAATATAAGCTCCTACTGTACCATTTGCAGACATTTGCTCAACTTGCTTTCTATACATAACATCAAACCTATTCTTGTTTAGAATGCCTGTAATAATATCATTTGTAGCACTGTCCTCTGTTGCGTTTATATCTAAGACTTCAATTAGATTTGCGTCATCTTCACACAAACGCTTTGCAAAGTCTGTCTTATCAAGTGTGTATTCCTCATTATTTAGCGTGTAAGCCGTATGAAATTCCGTTTCGGTATTTGTATACCATTTGTTGCACAATTCAATAATCTCAATTGCGTTTGTGTCTACATAATACCCTCTTTCGTTAAGGTAGTTTTGAAACCACGGTCTACGTGTGTTAGATGTTTCTATTTCTTACCTCCTTAAATCTATATATCCACTATGTGTGATAAATGTGTAGCAGAACGAATCCCAATCATCATTGATATTGTTTACGTTCTCATCTTTGGGAATATCTTTCTTTTCATCCCATACTAATTCGCTCAATGCGTTTATTAAATTCTTACAATGTTCTTCTATCTTTAACCTTCCTGTAACAAGTAAGCTATCAACTGTTATAGGACGGTCTGCAAGCTCATTCTTCTTAACCGGTGCAATTATACTTCCGTCTAATCCTTCTGCGTAGAAATAAGCTCTAAGCGTGTTTATAAGTGTATTAGAAGCACTATCCGGAAATATCCATTCAATATATCCATAACACTCAACACAACGCTTATAGAATCTTACAAATGCTTTGCAAAACTTTGTTGCGTCTATGGAATTAGATTTTTCCATATCTCCCTCATCTAGTGCCCACATATAATCCCAATCGCTCGTGAATCCTGTTAAGTGCCATGAATACTTTGAGCCATTGTCTCCAAAGTCAACGCCTATGATTAAATGACTGAACCTTTTTCCTTCTTCCTTCATCTTTTCTTTTAGACTCTGATATTTGAATAAATAAGGTTTGCAGTTATTAGCAAAATAAGGGAATACAAGTCCTTCGGCTTCTTCCCTTTGTCCTTTTATGTCTCTTTTGTAATAAACGCTATTCTTATCGTATGATTTCAAGACCGTTCTTATCTGCTCATCACTTAAAGAATAATTGTCAACTAAGGTGGTATGTCCATAGTTATAACCATATGTAGAATCTTTATTCTGTTGCTCCTCATGATATTTCAAGAATTCCGTATAATACCAATGATTCTTTCCTTTTGGGTTTAAATCATGAAATATCTTTCTATCGCTTGACGCTATCGTTCTATCCATCACTTCTTGCAAGAACTCTATGCAACAAAGGTTTGCTTCTGTTACATATGCCATTCCATATGAATAACCATGTATCGCATTCTCTGAGCCTTTCTTCGCACCACCGGCAAAGAATACAACCTTCTCTCCTACCTTTGTATTGATGTAATAACAATCTTTACCTTCATACTTCCCTACTTTGAATCTATTAGCAAAATAGTTTTGCAAACCATATCCATTACAATCTCCAATATTAACACGTGCAGATGATGTATCTGTTCCTGCTATCAAATGGAATTTATCCGGATGTGTTTCTAATGCAATGCAGAAAGCGTATGTGTTGAGTACGTTCTTTCCTCCACGCTTGCCACCTTCTAATACATTAAGCCATGAATCAAATGTTTTTTTAAGATAAGTTAATTGCTTTTGATTGAAAGGCGCAGGCTTATTCAAAGTCTTCAATACTTCTTTCTTTTGCTACATCTGTAATCATAGCTTTATTAATTGCATTTACTTCTGAAGCGTCAAAATGTGTTTCTACCTTATCTGATTGACCTAAGAATTGTTTGCCTAAGAAAATAGCCATAGCAGGACTCTTTGAAGCTAGTTTAAATTGCGCTCTTCGTAACGAAATTCTTCCTTGTGCGCCGAACCTTTTTAAACATTCGGAGAAATCAGTTCCATATGTACGTTTACACCATTTTGATAGTGTCTTATCTGTCGTGTTAAAAAAATAGCATACTTCTGCTTGCGTGCATTGAATAGCTAACAATTTTTCAAATTCTTCTTTGTCGAAATCCTTGTTAGGTCTTCCAACTTTTCCATTCGCTATTATTACATCCCCTTTCTATATTTATCACTCAATATTTTTGGTGTGCAGAGCGTAATTTACATTTATACAAGTATTTGTATTCTTTATGTATTCATCAACGTATAATTCATTTTTATCGCCGTTATACGTTACTTCGTAATAGTTATCTGTGCTCATAGCACTAATCAATGCTTTATTGTTTTGAAGTACTTTAACCATCCATACAACGAACATTTCACTGATTGCAATATTTGGGTTTACTCGAAATACTGCATTCATTGCTAATTCTTGAAATTCTTTTGAACCCATATTCTCCTCCTTATTATTAAAAGAGCCGAGACAAACGCTCGGTAATATAAAAGCCTAATTGTATGCCATTGTTGGTATTTAACATCTAATTTGGGAAGGACTTACTGATAGGCTTTGTAAACATGGTTGCAGGAGAAGGAATTGCACCATTCGACCTCTAGCTAATAAGACTAGTGAGCTACTACTGCTCTATCCTGCTAAAACAATTATTACATGAAAAAATGCTCACGTTGTGAGCACTTTCTTCAAGTTCTTATTTATTTTTCTTGGAATCTCTTCTCGTGCATAACCTACAATATTAGATGTTTTTTCTGCACTGAATCCCTTTATATATCTATACTCAATCATGGCTCGAGTTGTATCATCAAGTTGGCTTAATTTGTCTTTTACATAATTCATTCTTCTTGCATAATCTGCATGAGCCAAGAATAGCTCGGCTTTTAATGGATAAATTGCTTCATCCCTTTGTAGCTCTGCTATCTTTTGCTCATAGTATGTGTAAGATTGACATTCACATAAGAAGTGTCTCTTAATATCTTCATACGTGCTCATGAACTGTATACCTTATACAATCTATTTTCTAATTCGCCAACTTTACTTTTTAATTTCTTAATTTCTTGAGCTTGATTATGAATTGTTGCGTTTCTTTCTTTTATAGTTTGATTAAGCTCAATATTCGTCCTTCCTAGTTTATTGTTTTTTGAAATTAACTCTTTAATCCTTTCTTCATAATTCATTTCTATTGAAGCCACCTCCGTATTAATTTAATGATTTGATAAAATCACAATACCGCTTTATATAACTCCATTTGTTTGAATATTTGTAATATTTGCTAGAATGCTCTCCTACACTTATTTGGCTTATCCCTATAACATCTTTACTAGGAATTACCAATACATCTAAAACCTGTTCATCATCACTAAGTATGTACAAGATATATATGTCGCAAGTTGGATATGTTTTTTCTAAGTTGAATGTGTAAAAGCTCCCATTCCTACCTCTGTATAAGGTACTTGCTTTTACATCAACTTTTACACATTCATTCACTAAAATATCATACGGATGTTTTGTAGACATTTTGATAGCTTCATATCCTTTGTCCTCTATATAATCCATAAATTTCAATTCATATTTTCTGCCGAAATTTGTTCTACTTGGTTTTGATTCCAAATGTAATTCTTTTGCTAAAGGAAACCATAGATTTCTTTTTGAAATTGCATTGCCTAATTTTGAATCTCCATAGTATTCTTCAACTTCTCTTCTTGTAGGCATTCTGTTTAATCCTGTATCAATAATCATTTCTTTGATTTGTGATTTTATCTTTTCTTCTGTCCAATGTTCTCTTATTAGTTACCTCCATTTTTTGACAATTTTATTCTATAGTTCGTCAAGCTATAGAATTACTTAAAAGGTAAATCATCTGAAGCAATATCTAAATCACTTCCATCGTTATATTCTTGTTGTGCGATTTGTTGCGTCAAGCTTGGTTGCACGTATGTGTTCTGCGTGCCGTAAGCGTTGTTATATGCTTGATTAGGTTGTTGATATGTATTTACATTAGGATTGTAATTCTGCCCATTAGAAGCGCTTTTAGGCGGTAATTGTACGTTACTAGCTACCACTTCAGTGATATAAATTCTTTGCCCTTGTTGATTATCATAATTTCTAACACTGATTCTTCCTTCAACTGTAACTAAATCACCTTTCTTACAATACATATTCACAATGTCTGCTAATTTATTCCATGCTACACAATTAATAAAATCTGTAGTGTCATTGTATCCATTTACTGCTACCGTAAACTTTGCTACGCTATTTCCGTTCTGCGTTTTTGATAGTTCAACATCTTTAGTTAGATGTCCTGCAATTACTGCTACATTAATCATTTTCTTTCTCCTTTATTAAACATATATTAAATTCTCTACATGAATTTGTTTCAATTGAATAAACTTCTCTTTCAAGTAATTTATCACTAAGATATCCTACGTTTTTGCTTGGGTTTATATATACTATAAATTGACTTGTTAGAAAGCTTTTATCGTACAAATTAACTCGATTTGCCGATATTGTCGGAAGTAATTCTTTTAATTTCATTAAATCCACCCCAATTCCTTACACTGTTGATTAATTGCTAGTAATAAATCATTCTCGATTACAACTTCCATATTAGTTTCTATTTCAATTTCGTTTTCTGATAAATCAAATATGATTTCAAAATATCCACTTCCAAAATCTTGCGAATAAGTTATTTTCCCATTTTCTACATTCTTCTTATATCCGAGTTCTTAAAATGTTTCTATTGTGCTCATCATAGCCAATTCAACTCCTCACATTGCTTGTTAATCGCTTTTAATTCATCTACATCTAAATTTTTTATCGTATTTCCTGCTACGGATTCTATATAAGAATGTACAATTTCAGTTCTCAAATGAAACTCAATTACTTTAAGCCTAATATAATCCCCTTTTTCATACACAATACAATCGCCAAAAGTACGCTTTTTATACCCTAGCTTTTTAAACATTTCTCTAGCAGTCATCTTTATCTTCCTCCATTAACTTCTGCCCACAGAACGGACAACGTGGGTAATATTTGTTTCCATGATATGTTGGAATAGGCACAACTTCTTCTTTTGAAGTTAAATCAGGACAAAATTTAATCATCTTCATCTTTTCTTTCTTTCTCTTTTACTAATTCTTCATATTTATCGAGTATAAATGCATCCATTTCTTGCTTTGTGAAACCTAGTTTTAATAATTCATCTTTACAATTCATTCCATAATTCCATATATCATCACTCAATAATTCCTCTAGTGAATCATTATTAACATCTATATATTTACATCTGTATTCTAAGATGTATTGTTTATACTGCTCTATTTTTTCTGCCAAATCATTTATTTCTTTTTTGGCTTGTGCAACATCTTCACTATGTGATTCTTGCTCATCTTTTAGTTCTCTTTTTAAGTGCTCACTATTAAATTTCAATATGTCATATTCTCTCAATGACATTTGCACAAAACTTTCCATTAAAAGTCATCCTCCTTTGGCGGTAAGCATCTAACTACTAAACCACTTTGAAGAAAATCTCTAATCATGTCTTCGTATTCTTCTTTTGTAAATTTATTCAAATCAATATCAAATGGCATAATTTTACATCCATATTTCCTATTTATTTCATGATATTCTTCAAATGTCATACCTCAACATCCTCATCTTGTGGCATTTGGAATGTTTCACCGTATGAACATTCGTACCATTCTTGAATATCGTTTAAAACTGATAAAGCTTTATATTTAGCAGTATATGTACCTAAATTAACGCTTATACCACTTTTGCTACTTAATGTAATCACTGCATATTTAACGCCGTGTTCTTCAATTGCGAAAAAGTCGCAATCCATTAAAATTTTTCCATCTTGGCTTCTAATCCACATTAATACCCCTCCTTCAATCTCTGATAGTTGATTTTGTTCTTTTCGCAATAAGCTTGATACACATCTTCGATTGTGAAGCCTAAGTATTCTGTGATTGCGATTAATGGTTCTACTTTCCACAATGAAAAACTTGATAATTCCGCTAATTTTATAACAATACCGTTTCCGTATTCTTCAATTGACCACCGATTATCGTCAACTTTTTCCATTAATTGCTCATCTGTTAACAATCCTTCTTCACCACCATTAAAGTTGTTTTGCCAACTTAATACAAAATGCCAAATATCAACTAATTCGCCTAATACCTTATTATCATCAACAGGTGCTTGAGTTTTCTTCCACCAACACCAGTTGGCTTTGAGTTCGTGAGTCAACTCACCGACTTCATCTAGGATTGCAAAGCTCAACTTCTCTTCATCAATACAAAATAATCCATATTCTTTCATAATTGCTTCATCCAATTTGGCTTGCATTTGTAGCATTTCTTTAATCAATTCAATATCTTTAATTGTCATATTTATTTATCTCTCTTTCTATGCTCTTAATATTTCCCTTCTCACTCGTTCCATTTCTTTCTGTACATCTGCATACGATTGATTGCTTTCTTGTGCATAGAATTTAGAATCAAGTTTTACAGGATTGTTCTTATTTCTTTTCATCCATTCATCATGTACCCATTTTTGAATCACTAGTGAATGGTTCTTGTATTTCTTTCCACTCGTTTCAATATACTCATCCAAAATCTTTATATGCTCATCTAATGAATCACCATATAAATCTAATAGGTGTGTGTGTTCTTTATCTGTAAGTAACACGTGTGAATATTCACCGTATTTGTGTTTACTTACTTTTAATTTATTATTAATTTTAGTATTAATAACTTTATTATTATCTGTATACATTTCTACACTAGGGGTAGTATAAAAATTTACACTAGGGTCATGTACGTTTTTATATGGGGTAGTATAAAAATTTACACTAGGGTTGATATATAATTTTCGTTGCAATACTTGTTTTGTTCCTTCTTTATAAATCAACTCTAAACTGATATACCCTTTTTTAACTAATGCACTAATCCATTTTTTTACCGCAGATACTGAACAATGATACAAATCTGCGAAATATTGATTTGTTGCCCAACAATATCCTTTTTCATTACACAATGATGTAATTTCTCCATACAATAGTTTTGCGTTTGGTGGCAATTCTTCATCATATCGAACTTCCGCAGGTATTATTGCGTAATACGATTTCTTTAGTTCTGATATTTTAATCACCTCCACCTAAAACAACCACTTGCTTTAGGATTTCATCAATGATTTTGTCGGTGTATTTTATATAGCATTTGATTCTTTTATCACTAAAATATCCGTCAATTTTGCGCAACGCTTTATATATTGCAATTATTCTTTCTCGGTTTAATCCTTCTTTTGTGTAGTCATTACACCCATTTAATCTATCCATGAATTCCTTTGTAATGTCATAACAAGTACACATTTCTTCATACACGCCAATTGCATTTGTATCTTTTCCAGTTTCTTCAATTAAGTAAAATGAATTAAACTCATCAAAATAAATTTGCTTTGCTACATTTACTGCCATTTCTTCTTCTCTCATAAAATCTCTACCTCTATCCTTGGATTCTCCTTATCTGTAAATACTGAATGATTCACTTGATTAATGTATTTCCTTGAATCATCCTCTAATATTCCTGTTCTAACTAATGAATCTTGAATGAATTTAGTTGCAAATGTGATATTGTCTATATCTCTTTTGTTATTTAGCTCATACCAATTAACATTTAATTTAATTGGGTAGTTCTTAACTTCGTAAATTTCACCAAAGTTTACTGCCTGTAAGATATAAGCCATTACAAGACGCTCATTCTTTTTCTTCATTTCTGCTCCTTTGTAACGATTTGTTCTGCAAGCATTAATATATTCATTCAATCCATCTAGTTTTCCTTTTATTACAAACTTTATTTTTCTTCCCCCTTGATTCCTTTGTCTAAATAATATTGGGTACTGATTCCTAATTGTTCTGCATAATCTAATATGCAATCAATTAATACTCCCATTTGCTTTGTATCCATTTGTGAGCTACCTAGAAACAATCTACAATTCACAAATTCATTTCCATTGTCTCTTATCTCAGTTCCCAATATTTGAACTGCCCTAACTCCATGAGCTTGAGCCAACGAATCAACACCATCTTTCAAAACTGAAACATATGTATACTTTTGCTTTGCCATTCTCAAGAACTCGCAGTACATATCCCATGTATCGTTATAACTTGCGTTTTCATTACTGCATATTTCCTTTATTAAATGCCACATAAGCCGATTTTGTTCGTTTGTGCGTAAATGTTTAACAGAATCTATAATCACGCTATATGACCCTTTTTCGATGGCTTGAGCATATGATTCGTATATTGGCTCAGTCAATTCGAATGTTATTTCTAGGTTTCCATCTTCGTTTCTTGATTTACGAATGAAGTTACCTATCAACTTTGTTTTCAAAATCTAATTTGCTCCATTTCTTCAAATTTCTGAAGTCTGAACAATTCTTTTTGCTCTTCTGTGATTCCTAGTTCTTTCATTTTGCTTACATCCGTCCATGAATCTTGATATGGATTAAAATTCTCATCCATGATGTAATTCTCTAATTCTTCAATTCTTTTAGCTTGAGAATAATAGATTTCTCTAGGATATGATTCTTGATTCGTGATAACATTGTATGAATGCATATTTACCTCCTATAGATAGTTTTTATGAAATATCTTCATAAATTCATTTCTTGTGTGTACTTCTTCAAATGCCTGTTGGCATTCCTTTTTAAGTTTCATGTCTAATTTGTGATTGAAATGTACTCCTTCACTGCTCATGTTGTGATGTCTAGCACATAATCTTACATAACACCCATGCTCAATTGATTTTTTTCGGTTTGCAGTGCCGAAATAAATTTCGTGCGTGTGCAAATCTAAAGTTGAACCACATACATAACATTTAGACATGTCTTTTTGTAAAATTGACTTATCTCGTTTTATTTCCAAGTTACCTTAACACTAGATTTAACTTGTGTTTCCTTTGCTAATTGGTGCATAAGACCTAATTCATTCACTAACTTTGTATCAATAGTTGTTCTTGTGTATGGTTCTACATATGCAATTTTCACAACATCATTTTCAAACGATTTGATACCGTTCTTTTCCATAGCTTCTAAGATATTCTTCTTAATATCTTTTTCTAATTTGTCCATTTCCTTTTTGTATTCTTGAAATGATTTTAATTTGCTTAATGCTTCCTGTTGAATTTCAATTTGTCCATTTTCTACGTTTACTAATTCCATTTTTCTTTCCTCCTTATGCTTTCGCATTTTCTTTGTAAATAGCTCCGTATGCTTTAATTAATGCCACTAGACCGTTTCCATTTAGATTAGGAATATCTTGTGAACTGATTTTATATTCGGCTTTTAAATGCTCACAAAACGCTTCTGAATGCGTATCAATTCCTAGCTTCTGTAATTCATTTTGTGCCTTAAAACACCTCATACGAATTTCATTCAACTTGTCATTGTTTTCTGATTTATGTTGCTTTGTTTGTGCATTTTGAATTGCTTCATGTTGTTCATCTGTATCTGCGTCTTTTGTATCATCTAAATTGAATAAACCGTTTAACGCATATTTTCTAGCATATGAACTGCATGAACCTGTTACTTGAGAAGCGTCCATTCCTTTTTTGTTTTCTTCTTCTCTAGCCATTGCTTTCACTTCAATTGATTCATTTGAATCCCAATCGTTTAAGATTGCATTTGCCACAACATAATATCTATCTTTAATAACTTCAATTTCATCTGTAAGAATCAAAGTTGCTCTATACTTAACGCAAATCTTTTTTGCTTCTGCTAAGATATCCTCTGCCGACCTATAACTATATTTACCAAACTTGTTATATTGATTCTTCCCCACTTTCATTTCGTTTTGTATATGAGATAGCTTTTCATATACATTCATTTTCTTTTCTTCCATTCTTCCGTTTCTCCTTTTTTTCTGCTATAATGTATGTGTTCTTAATTTAAGAACGTCATTTCTTGTGTGTGCGTGCTTTTGTCGAGTGCGCACCTCTTTTTTATAGAAATAGCATTGCATACGACTTACCTAAACAAGCTATTGAAATAAGTAGAATCACGATTGTTGCGAATAACATAATGTTTATTCCTGTTGTGATTTTTTTTTGATACCTTTGTTCCCTTAACAGTTCCTTTTCTTCTTTGCTTAAATGTATTCGCTTTGGATTAAATGGATAAATGCTCAACTCCATCTCATCATCCTGTATTGCATTCATTCTTATATCTTGCATAACTAACTCCTTCTAAATGACTTTCTAGCTTCAGGGCAACACTTCAAGAAATATTCTGTTGGGATTACATTCTGATTAACATTTCTATATACAAATGTGTCTTCCCAAGCAGTACCTGTTTCTTCTTTATAGAACTCTCTAACTGATTTCATAATCTTGCTTGATTGGTGTCTTTGTCGGTCTTTTGACAATTCGCTCATATCAAACACCTTTACCAAATCGTCTTTATTTAAATATGATTTGTAATCAATTATCATATTCGTTCACCTCCATCCTAGATTCACATGTATTGATTTTATTCACTTCTTGTAAATCCCTAACATTTAATTGATTCGCAATTTCTTTTGCTTCTGCACTGTCATGTGCTTCAACCTCGAATGTGACATTTGCAGTCACATCGAAGGTTACAAAATACGTTCTAGTCATTTCATTCACCTCTTTTCTTCTTTTTTGGATTCGTTAAGGATACAAGCGATATACCCTTTATCGAATTCAGATAGCTCATAGCCTTTCTTTTCAAGTAAGCCTAAAGCTTCGAAAATTCTTGCATCTATTATTGTTTCACCTCCATAACCTGTCATCATCAGTGCTAGTAGGTCATCTCTAGCAGATAAGCCTTTCGGCTTATTTCGACTAATTCATTAATTGTGGTTTGCCTTTGGTTTCAATTCTTTCAACTTGGTCTAGCTTAAATAAGAAAGCTTTTGCTAAGAAGAAATTGTTTTCTTCAGCTTCTTTTCCATCAACTGATTCAACTTTCTTTGATTTGCGTTTCCAAAGTTTTGTGCAAACTGTAGCATGCTCACCTTTTTTAACTTTGAATCCCATTTCTTTCCATTTAGCGAATGTGTGCAATGGTTCAAATTCTCCCATGCCTAATAACTTCTTTTCATTTTGTATGATTTGTTCGTTTGTCATTTCTTGTGTCCTCCTTATTGATTAGCTTTTAATCTTTCTATTTCTTTTCTAAGCATTTGATTTTGCTTTTGAAGTATGATTTTTCTTGTAAATTCATTACTGAATTTATTGAACATTTTGTCTTTATATTCTTGTTGTCTTTTTCTAATTTCTTCTTGTGATTTCATTCTCTTAATCCTCCATTTTTAAGATTCCTTCTAATGTGTATTTGTATGTCTCGTGAATCAACAATTCCTTTTCAAGTTGTTCAATTCTTTCGCAAGTTTGCTTTACATAATTTGTATTCAAATTTTGAGCTTCGTGAACTAAAGTTTCTTTTTCTTGTTTTAGCGAACGTTCTTTGCTTTCAATTTGCCAATTTACTCTTGCTAATAATTTTTCTAATTCCTTTTTCATTTCTTGTTCCTCCGTTTTTTTGTGTTGTTTTGTGTTGTTTTGTACTTTGCATGTACATTATAGTACTTTTGAATGACATTGTAAAGCATTTTTTGTCCTTTTAATTTACAAGTTTATTCTTTGTGATATTATGAATGTAGAGGAGGTAAAAAAATTGACTATAGGTGAAAGAATAAATGCGCTTAGGTCTAACTTGAACCTAAGCATGGAAAAGTTCGGAAAGAAGATTGGTATAACTCGAAGTAGTGTCAATTCACTCGAAAAAGGTGTAAACAATCCTAGTGACCAAACAATAAAACTAATATGCAAAGAATATAATGTTGATTATTTTTGGCTTACTGAAGGAATTGGAGATATGTTTCTAGATGTGCCGGATAACACTATTGACGAATTAATTGATGAATACCAAATCAACCCAAACCAAAAGCCACTTATAAAGGCGTATCTAAAATCAAGTGAAGAAACAAAGGAAAGGTTATTAGATTTCATTTATGGAATTATTAAGGAATTAGACAATGCGGAACAAAACTAAAACACCACCTATTCAACAAGGTGGAAGTAAGAAGAAAAAGATATTATTATGGTGTGCAATTATTATTGCCGTTTTTTATGCAATTATTGCTATCGCTCCTAGTGAACCTCAAAAGAAGCTAACATATACCGAAGAAATAGCAGAAAATTGGGAAGTACCGGAAAAAGAAGTAAAATCTATTGTATCCGTTGCGAAAGAACTAGGAATTAAAAAATCAAAACTTCATATCACTCATTTAGATGAGGATTCTTGCACAATTAAATATATAGACACTGATATTACTTTTAATATCAAAGATGACACTGTAAACACTGTTAAAAAGGATGAAACAGTATTCTATGAAAATGGTTCAGTTACTAGAATGCCTAGAACTGTTATTATGACACAAGCAGAAAAAGAAGCTTTATATGATTGGGTAAAAATGGCAATCGCATTACATTCAGATTTCAATATATCTGAATTAGATACAATCTCAAACTTTGATTGGATTAAACAAGATAATTCATATGCAGTAAAAGGATACGCATATGTAGATGATAAGAAACTTGGCTTTGTCATTACTTGTGATTGGACAGGAAACACTGATGAAGCACCAACATTTAAAGAAATTCAATGGTTTCCAAACTAAAAAAGAGCGAAATTAATCGCTCTTTTCATCTGTGGAATTTATCCAAATCCGTTGAGTATACTCATAAACTCTTGCCACTTCTTTTTCTTCTAGTTCTTCTAACATTCTATTAATCAATACATACATTTCATACTTCGTCATGTGGCTTCCCCCTTTCTTTATAATTATTAATAACTCTAAGGTTATAACACATATAACTATATTTCGAGGGTAATTTTTAGTGCTAAAATTTGTCTTTCTCCATAAATTGTACAATACCTTTATCTGCTTGAGGTAACCAATGAGCGTATACTGAAAGCACCGTATCAAGGTTATCGCCTAATCTTTTTGCAATATCGTATACAGAAAAATTCACTATTCCATCTGTAACCATATTGTTAATCATATAGCTTGCACATGAGTGCCTTAAATCGTGTATTCTTATAATAGGTATCTGCTCATTTCGTGGTAGCTTGATATTTGTTTTCTTAATAGTCTCATTCAGTTCTCTTCTAACCGAACTACGATAAAAAGGTACTGTCATACCAAATATATAATCGTTCTCATTTGCGTTCATATTCTCTTTAAAAGCTTTATATTCATCAGATAGAAATTGTGGCATAGTAATTAATCTATAACTGTTATTTGTTTTAGGCGTTGTAGCTTTTCTTAGCATGTCTGCCCATGTCTTTTGTATATTAATGGTATTATTTACTAAATCAATATCCTTCCACTGTAAAGCCAATGTTTCGCCTATCCTCATGCCCATGTAGAATTGATTCATAAATAATAAATGATATACAGGTTTATTTTCATTCACTATAAACTTGTTGAATTGCTCAACTGTCCAATACATCATGTCTTTCTTCTTCTCGTTTGGGTCTTTCTTTAAATCAATATTATCGCACGGACTCACTTGAATATAGCCTTGTCTTACTGCGTAATTCAATACTGCTCTAAATTTCGTATAATAGTTAAGTACTGAATTAAATGACATTGATTGCATTAATTTATTAATGAACTTTTCTATATTGTTAGATGTAAGCTTTTTAACCTCACATTCACCTAGTTCATCTTCCCAATATTTTAAAATCGCTTTCTGCGTCAAGTATGAGCTTTCTTTAATTCTCTTTTCCGAGTATACTTGATATTGATAAGATAACTCTTTAAATGTGATGGTTGCGTTTGGTTCTTTTAAATTCTCTTTGAATAGAATCTCGGCTTTTATAGCATCCTTCTTTTTTTCAAACCCACGCTTCTTGTATTGCTTGGTCTTTCCATTTAATTTATATGAACCATAATACATCCATTTGCCTGTTGCTTCATCTTTCTTGACTGCCATTTCTCGCACCTCTTTTTTTATCATCAT